CCTACAAAAATAGTAATATTTTTATTAAAATAAATCATTGGCAAAAAAAATGTGATCAATATGAGAGGAATACTTTTACACATCTCATGAATAAAGTGTTATAAAGTTAATGATCAATTAACTGTAGTTGAATCGTTATGTGAACTTTACCCATTCCATTTTTGGAGTATGATTTCTGTCAGCTTGTTTTCCATCAGTTTCTATATCTTCTCTTTGCCGTCAGCGACTACTCTCTTATACCGTGTGTCCACTAGAAATCACTCAGAATCCAATTGACTGTGGGAAATAGGTATAAGGAACTTACGATACATGTTGTTTTTGGGGCATTTACAAAGAAAAATAATCTGCCAAGAGAACGTATACAAACACAGATGATACGAAAATTAATACCAAAAACTTTGCAGGTGATATTAATTTTCGTATCTTTGTGCCGCGACAGATGAGTGTCACAGAATTAATTGTTGAACTAATTAAAAGAAAGGAGGTTAAATTGAAATATACCGAATTAGAACGGAAATTAAAAAAAGCTGGTTGTAAATTGGTGAAAGAAAATGGCAAACATCCGACATGGTATAGCCCGATAACAGGAAAAACATTTCAGACCAGTCATCATAAATCAGAAGAAGTGAAACCTGGTACATTAGATAGTATCAAAAGGGATGCGGGGATTGATTAATCCCCACATCTCACACTATATATTTATTATTATATTATACTTGATAAATCAATTATCAAGTCAATTTGTAACACACGAATTATGGAAAAAAGAAAAATCAATGTTCTTATTGAACGAGGAGTTGACGGCACCTATTCAGCCTTTATTGCTGATAACGACTGTGAATTTGGTTGTATCGGAGAAGGAAAGAGCGTTGAAGAAACAAAAACAGATTTCTTGGCTGCCGTTGACGAGATGAAAGAAGTGTATCAAATGAATGGGAAAGAGTTTCCTGAGGTAGAGTTTAATTTTACTTATGACGTAGCGTCTTTTCTTAATTATTATGCCTATGCCTTTACGTTGGCTGGGTTATCGCGTATAACTGGCGTTAATCAAGGGCAATTAAGTCACTACGTCACAGGCAGAAGAAAACCTTCAAAAAACACAGTGGAAAAGATTGAGCAATCTCTGCATGCGTTTGCAAATGAGATTGGCGAAATCAAATTTGCGTAAATCATTAAATGTTGAATAAACGAAAAATCCCGCCAAAACGAACGGCGGGATTTTTTTCTATATTTAAAGATGCAAAACAAATAAATTAATATGAAATCAAAGATTATTTATGCACCTCTGTGGTTTAAGGAACGGAAATCAATCCTAACCTATATTGGGGCCCCTTCGTTTGCAAGCGTGCGAGCAAACGAAGGGGGCGCCCTCACGGGCCCCTCCTTACATAATTCCTTCATCGTTGAAACTATAATAACGGTCGTATCCGATTATTATATGGTCTTGCAGCTTTATCTGAAAAACATCTGCTGCCTTTCGGATTTTTTCCGTTATTCTGCGGTCGTCCGTACTGGGATGTACATTCCCACTGGGATGATTGTGCACGACAATAAATGCAGTAGCTGCCACTTCCACCAACTTTCGCATGATTAAGCGTATATCTACAGGAGTGTTGCAGATACCTCCCATCGTGGTGCGGATGGTATCTATTACCTGCCCCGCCTGATTCAACGGCATGAGCCAAAATTCCTCGTTGTCGAGGTCGCCTAAAAGCGGTTGCATGATGTCGAAAACATCTTTGCTGTGGCGTATTGTTTTCCTTTTATCACGGCATATATTGCGTCTCTTGTAAAGTTCTACAGCTGCCATCGCTATCCGCCTGCGGTGAGGTGTCAAGCTGTTGAACAACCTTTCCAAACGGTATTCGCCCGTCCAATCCTCTGCCACTGCTGGCTTGTTTGTCAATTCGCATATTAACTCATTGTCTGTCACTTCCCGCATGTCGTCAAATAAGGAAAGCTGTATTCCTCCGTTTTTATTTGCTTTCTTCATAGCTCAAAAATTAATTGTTGCCTAAAATCGTTTTACCCAGAAAATAACCTCCCAGAACTTCCGCCCCCATCTTTTCGAGAGCGCACGCAAAGCGGGCGTAGCTGTGGCCTTGGGTCAGTACGTCGTCAAAAATCAAACATTGCTTTCCTTTGAAAAAGTCTTTATCAAAATTGAGAACTTCGGTCTCCCGTACCACCTTGCGGCCTTTCGCCTCGTGTATGGCTAAGCGACCGCCTTCGATGGTGATTGCGCTATAAGCATTTTGACAACCGGTCAGCCTCGCCACTTCTTCGGCGAAAACCTTGTAACGGGCTTCGTTTTTCTCGCCGCTGCTGGCTGGAATACATACCAGCGTCAAGTTTTCAACGCCTGCGCCAAACTGCTCCCGCATTTTCTTTGCCACCAGCTCGGCCACCTTGATACTCCGCTTTCCGTCCTTGAAATCCCATATCATACGGCGGACAGCCCACTCTCTTTTGCTCGCCTCGTAGTGTGTAGGTAAGTAGTCGAAAAGCGTTACCATAAATTTAGACCACTGCTTTTTCCAATCTTCGGGGATGATAAATTTTCTTGTTGCCATAGTTGTAAATATTTAAAAATTTGAATTTATTCTTGAACCTTGAGCCGTGGGTGTGAGCCTTTTGTTTCTCGTTTTCCCTGAGCGACTTTTTTTTATTCCGTCGCCTGTCGCGCGCGGTATGTTTCGCCTTTTTTACGCTGCCTCAAAAGGTGTTGTAAGGAGCAAGAGCAAGTTTTTTTCCAAAACTGGAAGTCTGAATACGACCCGAAGGGTGGAGATTTTTTGGAGAACAGAAAGCCCGAACTTGAGCCAGTGACGTCAACATTTACCTTTGCAGCAAAAAAAAGCGAATGCCGTGTGCCCAGGTGAATGGATAAACAGGAGTGAAGGATGAAGAAAACGAGTGGAAGACAGAAGCGCCGAGCTTACCGCCCTGCCTTGTCGATGCCATCCTTGTGCAGATAAAGCGCAGCCTGCACAACGATGGGAATTGACAGGGTGGAATATCCGGTCACGGCATCACAAGAAGCGGTGACATCTGCGTGAACGCAATATAGACAAACAGAAAGGAACCTTTCTACCATTTTACGCGAAAAATTAGGGCGGCAAAGTTTTCTTTCTCCTGCTGGAATGCAGTTAAGATGGAAAGCGTGCCGCCTGAATTTTTCGCGCGCCCGCATGAATATGGGACGTATTTTCATTCATACAGGCCGATATACTCATTCGCTTCTTGCTTTGTAAACTGCAAACCGCTGATAACTAATAAAAGAACCCCCTCCGACCGCCACTGCGGGAGGAGGGAAAGACGTTTCTGCCCGTGCCGCGCCGCCCTCCATTTGCGATTGCAGGGGCGAGAAGGGTCGGAAATGTGATAAAACATCCTTACATATAAATCCCACCATCCCGCACGAAGTCCATGAAAAAGCCCTGCTATCCTCACGGACGGCAGGGCCTACCACAACACATAACAAAAAGTATCAGATGAAGGAAGAGGCGGATATGTTGTGCCCTCGCTGCCATACTCGTATGGTATCTTTGCGTAGGATGGCATACTTCAGGGCATCGGTCAGGTTGGTACTCTCCTTGGGCAGGCGGGCGGTGGGAAGCTTGTCGCCCGTCTTCTCCTTTACCACCATCTTCGACTGGTCGGACTGGTTTACCTTGACCTTGGTACGGGTCACCTCCATCTCGCTCTTGAGGTTGGGGCAGTTGTACTGGTCGATGAGCAGCACGAACAGCTGGCGCTCCAGGTTGCCGGCCAGCAAGTCCATGAAGAAGCGATACTCGAGGTTGCTACCGATATTGCCCTGCCCAAGCGACATGAGCTGCACCTGCCAGCCTGTGCGCCGGCCCTCGGCATCGAATTCAATATACTTCTTGATAGTGGTGGCCATATCCTGGTTCACCCGCTTGTAGTTGTTCATGGAGCGGTCGTAGTATAGCTTCAGGATCTTACGCTTGTGGGGGCGGAAGTAGGCAATGAATTTGTCGGCCAGCTCCCGCGCGCTCTGTGGGGGCAGCGTATAGAGTTCTTTGAGTACACGAACCACATGCCCGGTCTGCTGGAGGAAAACCATGGAGAGCATGTTTCCGGCATCCATGCCCGCCTCGATGGGGCGGCTGGTATCGAGATAGCGCAGAACGGTGCAGTCCTGTTCCCACCCGATGGGGTGGCGTTCGATAACTTCGTTGAGGAAGCCGTCGGCATAGAAGTTCTTCAGGGTGAGGTTACAATAAAACATTTCGGTAGCCTCGAGCTTGGGGATGATGGAAAGCACGTTGCAGGCAAGCCCCTCGAGACCTTCGTCGAGTTCGCCCGCGAACCAGTCTTCGCCCAGGACGTCAGCATTGACGTAGCTGGAGGATATGAAGAAGAACGATACGCTCCGGCGGGCTGCAATCCATCGCTTCTCCCACCGCTCCATGGTGCGCTTGGCCAGTTCCATGGTGCGGTGCGCTTCGGGCAGCCTGGCGCGCAGGGATGCGTCCGTGCGGGCCTGCTCGGCCAGCTCTTCGTATTGCTGCAGGCGGGCGACGTATTCGCGGCGGGTATCATTGTACACGAAGCTGACCTGCATGAGCAGCAGGATGCGTTTTTTGTCGTTCTGTTTGGCGAGCTTCAAGATCCAGTCGTATTCGCCCAGGTGGTTGGGGTTCGGCATGTCGGTGGTGAGCGTGCGGCTTCGGTACCAAACACTATTGCCATATTTCACACGAAAGCCGCGGACAGCCTTCAGGAGGTTGGTGAATTTCTCCTCAGGGAAGTACTTTACCTCGTCGCCGAAAACGCCGACATACGAGCGACCGGCGCCGATGGAGGCCCTGTCCAGCGAAATGAAGGTAAAATTGAAGCCGGTGAAGAAAGTCATGGTGTCCGTCCACTTGGTATTGACGTTGTACATGCGGTCGCGCCAAGCTTGCGGCGGTTCCTGGTCGATAACATAATGGACGCCCATCTGCCAGCCCAGCATGGAGAGGCCGTCGATGAGCGACGGGATGATGTTCTTGCGCAGGTCGCTGTACGTGTCAGCCACCCACGCAAAGGGAGCGCCCGGGCAGTCGTGAACCACTTCCTGCACACGCTCGGAGAGTACCTGTACCGTCTTGGCGCTGGCACGACCGGCTACCCAGTAGAGCGACCAAGGCATCATGAGGGTGATAAGCTGCGCCATCCAGTTGGAGTAGCGTACCTCGACGTCATTCGTAGTCTTTAGTTTTTTCTTCCGTGTCATCAAGCATCTCTTCTATATCGATATCTACAATGTTAGCATCGCGGCGCAGGCGGTTTTTCTCACGTTCGGGAAGGTCCATGGAGTCAATCTGACGGCCTAGAACATGGCGGCTTACGATAGGCAATCCCACCGCCGTCGGGTCGAGGTCGTAGACCTTGATGGGCTTCTCAGTAATCTCCTTTGGCTTGACCGGATCGGGCTTATCCAGCTGCTTAATTTTGGCAGCCTGTGTGAGCAGGTTACCATAGACTTCCATATCCTTAGCGCACGTGGCATTCTGAAGTACGGCCAGCGCGGCCTTCTGAAGATTGTCGAAGATGATGTTGCGGTGAGCATCGTTTTCAACCGCATCGTTGAGGAAGAACAGATTCAATGCCTCGGTGTACATGCGACGGGCACGCATCCGGTCCATATTGAACGGTTCGTGCATTAAGAAGGCGATGGCATTGTCCTTGCCATACTTCCGGTTGATGCCCACCAAGGCATAAAGCGCATTGTAGTAGTTCAGTTCTTCGTCCGTCAGCTCCATCGTACAGCCTGAAGCGATGTAATCCTGAAGCACGTCGAAGTGCGATTGGTCAAACATTCCCATTATCCGATATCATCAAAAAAAATCTTGTTAATCGAGTTCTTGTAACCTGCAGCCTTTCGGAACTTGTCGAAACGCTGCGCCTGGGTAACATTCTCGCCTGTCTGCGCCGCAGCCGACATGGACAGGCCCTCTTTGGCTGACTGCAGGAGCTGGCCACGGTCGTAGTGGTACTTCAGCGGGCTTCCTACAAGGTTGAAGTACCACAAGAAATCTTCAGCCGGTATGTTGTAGTACATGGCTATCTGTTCGGGCCGGTAGCCGATTCCGGCCAGTCGCTCGTATTCGTCGATGTCGATACGGTCGAACCAGGCGGGAGCATCCCGCCACTTAACCAATTCGTCTGCTGTGAAACTCATATACGTTACGGTCTTGTAAGAAAACATATTGTTCTTCCATCGCATTCTCCCCATAATTTCCGGAACCTTCTACCACGAAGAAGCCCGCTTCGGTGTCGAGGCAGGTAATTTTCTTGTGACTCCAGGAATACGACAGCGTGAGTACACCGGCGTGATGGAGCTCGACCAACCGGGCGAAGATCTTCGGCATACGGAACTGGAGCGTTTCGGATACATGCAGATGGATGCTGTCTATCAAACCTCTTTCGCGCCAACGAAGCAAGGCATTCAGAATGCGTTCGTTGGTTGAATAGGTGGAAATGTAGAGATGGCGGACACGTCCGGCATGCTTGATGAGATATACAATGAACGTGAAGGCCGTGAAGCTCTTCTTCGTTTCGATGAAGAAGGCTTCACGGGGCCCTGAAAGTCGGCCACAGAGTTCCTTCAGGTTGTTCAGTTTGAAGGTCAGCATCTCTTCGAACCTGCGCGAATACAGGTGCGAGTCGGCCATCTCCCGGCGAAGATCATCGAGTGAAAAATAGTAGCTCATTCCAGCAGTCGGTTGATATCCTCCAGTTCACGTTCATACCCTGCCAGCCTCTCCCGGCGTGTAGCGTCGAGGTGAGGTTTGTCGCCCTTCTTCATCTCCGACTTCACCCGCCAGATGTTCATCTCCACCTGTCGTTTGCGCTGCAGCAGTTCCTTGATGGGTAACGTCAGCAGCTCCTTGCGGCGGTTGAACTCGGCAAAGGCCGGATGTTTGCCAAGCAGGGTGTGATGCAGTTTGTACCAGTTCAGTTCATCCCAGATCATCCGGTTATCCAGGTAGTTGTCTATAAGTTGGCGACTCACATCGGCACACTGCTCCAAGGAAGTGCAGTCCTTCAGCTCGTGATGTAACCGCACATAAGCATGATAGCGGTTGAACTTGCGGGAGGCAAGCGCCTCCAGCTCCATGGGGCAGTCTGGTTCATTCAGGAAGGGGAACTCTTCGCGGAAGGACGGTCCCTCCGTGTCTTCTTCATTGAATGACGGCACGGAGGAAGTTCTTCACTGCTCGAACAGGCATTTTGCCGGGAACTCCTTATCCAGAAATGACTCCAGCCACGGCGAGTAACCGGAACGGGCATTGTTCAGGAACATCTTCGGAAGGAGAGATTTGACTACTTCCGTGCTCGGGTTCTGAGAAACTACAGGCAGCAGGAAAGGGTCTTTTCTCCAGTCCAGCGTGACAGCCGTCACTTGTGGCTGTTGCAGGTTGAAGTAGATGGATGTGTACAACATGCCCTGCGTTATCTGTTCGTCCAACTTCGCAATCAGCCCCAACCATGACGCCTTATTGAACATGACCGGCGTGTGCGTGCCGTAGTTCTGGCAGGCAGCTCCCAGTTGTTTCAGACAATCGATAGTACGCTGCATGTTTTCCCGGTAAAATCCCTTGTATTTGGACGTATCCAACGGACCGAGAACCTTCGGGAGCTGGATGTGCGAAAGGTCTATGGGCTGTAGCACATAGATGTCGTCGTTTGTCCAAATGAAATCATCGGTCACCAGGTCACTCTCCAATGCAACCTTCAGCTTGTGATAGGTATCCACCGACGGATTATCTGACACACGCGGGCATTCGATGAAGTGGATTTCGTAAAACCAGTCTTCCTTGTCGCCGATCACAACGAAGTTGGCAGGGAAACAGCAGTTTTTATCCCAGGAACGCAGGGCGTAAAGCAACTCCTTGCCCTGTGCAAATTCCTTGCAGTAGGGAATGACAACAGAGGTGTGTGTAGCCATGAGCACATCCGTCTGCACAATATTAAATGAGCTATCCGCGATTTTTGCGGCCATTTCTTCCGTGGCAATAACGTCTTCTTGTTTTTCTTCTTTCATACGATTTGTTTTTTGTTACACGGCAAAGGTAATTTGCAATTGCAATACGGAAAAGGACAAAAAAGGCGCAACCATATGGCTGCGCCCCTCCGATCGGATATCTATCAAACCACTAAAAAATATTCAGACTCCGCCACCCTGGGATGATTCTTGTACGGTTCCGGTCAGTCCGAGGATGGTGTTGATTTCATCGTTGTCGGTCACCGGGATGAGCGACTTGGCGATGACTCCCAGCGTGTCGCCGCGCAGGGTGCTGGCCAGGTTGACGGTGGTCTTGTTGGCCTCGTTGTTGTCCTGCCCTTCGGCGGTGGAGAAAGAGAGCGGCGTGCAGGGCGTTCCGGCAATCTTGCAGTCGTCGCCCGCACAGTTGATGACGATGGCGCCCAGGTTCTCGTTGACGTTGTTGTTCAGGAACTCCTTGAACTCCACTTCGGAGCCCGGATGCTCGAAGTCCACGTGGTGGATGAAGCCGCGTGCGTCGGGGTCACCCTCGGCGGTGTCGTAGATGTTGATGGTACTCTGCGTGGCGTACACGCCAATGGGTTTCTTCCCTTCTGCTAATGCAAAGGCCGTGACCTTGACGCCCTTCTCATCCTTGGTGAACGTGGCCACATCGTCCCATCGGAAGATGACGATGTATCCTTTCTTGCCCGTAGCGCGGCCCGCGTTGTTGTTCTTGCGGGGCACGGACACTAAGCTGTATGCTGATTCTGACATAATTCTTGAGGATTAATGGTTAATAATGGTGCCTTTGCCAAGTCTTTACCTTGTTCTCAACAAAGTGCTACCTTGTCAAAGGCCCTGTTTTTTTTCAGACGCCGCCTCCCTGCGAGGACTGCTGCGACTCGCTTTCCTCCTCGGGCGGGATGTAGGCGAAGATGGCTTCGGCCAGCCAGAAACCGCAGGCTTCCCACCACTCGGCCATGATGTCCACGTTGTAGTGGTTGGTCTCCATGCGGATGGATGTGCGTTGCGGGTCTTTCGACATGAGGTGTTTGAAGTTCTCTTTCGGCGTGATGAAGAACACACCGGTGCCGCGCATACCCTCCAGCGGGGCGAACGTGAAGTTGGTGAAATCGATTTTCACTTTCTCGCCATCCTGGTTCTTCAGCCAAGGATATTTCTCCCGATAGGCTCGGCTGTACTTGATGACCAAGTCCGGGTCGGCGTGAACGAACATGGTCTTGTTGCGGTAGAGCGGTTTCACTTGGTCTACAGCTTTGTCTATCTGCACCAACAGAGCTTCCGCGTCCGTGCTCAGCGTCTCGCCGTCGAGCAGCCAGGTCACCTTTTCATTCTCTGCGGTCTTCAGCGCCTTCAGCTGGGTGACGTAGCCGTCCATGCAGTCGAGCGCGGCACTGGCGGTGCCACCGTCCTTCGATGCCTGGTTCTCCTTGTACACACCTACCGCCAAGGCCTGCTCACGTTCTTCGGCCAACTTGGGGAAGATGAGCTGATAGAGGATGTAGCGCACAATGGGCATATCCTTCGGGTCGAGGTTCTCATCGTAGAGATAACCTAAGATGTCTTCCATGATGTCGGAAGGTTTGATCTGCACATTGATTTTGCACTTGAAGTTCTTGATGGTGAGCGGCGTGAACGTGCTCTTGGACTTCGGAGTCCAGAACGGAACGAACTGCTGCAGTACGCTGTCAATAGCAGCCTGCTGGGCGCGTACTTCGGTCTTGTCCGTCATGATGGTGCTCATGTAGCGGATGGACTCCGTGGTGCCCATGAGGTCTTTCATGATCTGCAGGCGTTCGTTGTTGACATACTTGCCGAACTCCTTCTGCAGTTCGGTCGTGTCGATGGTGGTATTGCCACTGTAGGCAGCCCCCTTGAAAGCGGCATCCAGCCACTGGTTGTGCGCCAGCGACATGTCCGGACGGAACTTGTGTGCCATTTCACCGTTGTTTTTATCACCTGTTACTACGACGCCATCAGCGTTGCCCGGCTCCTTTCTGAGCTTCTCGATGGTGGCCTTCATTTCTTTCTCAGTCTCCTGCAGCGCCTTGATGCGCTCTACCAGTTTCGCGTTGCTCTCCCGCTCGGCTTCGAGCTGCGCAACCACTTCGTCGGTCACGGCATCTTCGGCTGCCGCACCGTCCTTCTCAAACTCTGCCAAGTCTTTCTTGAACGACTCGACAAACTTCTCACCGTACTTCTGCTTCAGCTCTTCTTCTTGTGCGGACAGCAGGACGGATTTTCCGTCTTTGTCCTTTGCGAAGGCGGAGATGCCAAGGTACGAGAGTACCAAACTCATAATTTTACCAAACATACCCATTAAGATTTAGAGTGAATATAATCGTCAATTACCATTTGCGCCGAAAGTTCCCGACTGCGTGAAACCGCCAGCTGCAAAGTTCCGATGCGGTCGGCCAGTCCCACCCGGACAGATTCACGGGCGTAGAACATGCGGCCTCGGAGCAAGCCTTCGGTGTCGAGCTGCAGGCGTTGGCCCCGGTTGCGCTTCACGTTTTCCTGAAAGTCGCGTGCCAGCGGATCCAGTTCTTCGTCACGGATGGCGTCGTAGTTTCCCTTGCGAGCTTCTTCGAACGGCTTGTTCTTGTAGTCGGACAGGTTGGAGTAGATGGTGTGCTGCTTGATGCCCAAGTCCTCGTAGTACTTGGCGTAGTCCATGAAGCTCATCATCACACCGATGCTGCCCAGTTCGGCCGATACCTCGTTGCCCGCCACAATTTCATCGCAGTAGCTGGCCACATAGTAGGCAGCCGAAGCGCAGAGGTCGCAGTAAGCTACCACGGCCTTGCGATTGGACTGTGTCGAACGGATGGCGTCAATGAGTGGGGCGATAGCATCCACGCTGCCACCGCCAGAATCCATATCCAATAAAATCGAAGAAATGTTTTTTGCCTGTGCCGCTTCTTCAATGATGGCGGCAATCTCGGTCGTGCCATAACTGCACATCGTACCATACTTGAGCATGGTGCCGTGTATAGGAATGATAGCCGTGCTGCCCTGTGGCGCATCGGCGAACGTGTTGCCGCTCTTCATCAGCGTGCCTTCGTGCTCCAGCATCACTGGAATAGGCTTGCTTTCGGACAAATTCTTTCCGTCCGACAGGGAAGCGTCATGCGACAACAGTTTATGCACCAGGAGCAAGTTAGCGTCCACATCCCTAAAGGATATGAACCATTTGCCCCGACAAACCGCGCTATATAAAGATGAAAATGCCATTGTAAAACTACCTATTGAAAACCGATACAAAATTACAATGGCATTTTCTCGTCAAAAGGACTGCAAAAATTTAGCAGGTTCAGGGCTTTCTCGGTCAAAAGTAAGTTGGTAAGCTGCTGGAGATCCAGATTGGGTCATGGTAACGAGTACCGGAAATTCATCGGTACCGACGACCTTCGTATCTCCTGAAGTCAGCTGGAGGACTAAGATACCCTCTTGGCTGAATAATTGACGCAAATTGGAACTCGTGTCCTTTCCTGTATCTGTAACATTCGCAGATAAGGTCTGTTTTGCGGGAGAACCATCAGTCTGCTCTTCGGTAAATTCACCGGAGGCAATGGGGATTTCTGTCAGGTCTCCGCTAACCTTTATTGAGTCACTTCCAGGAAGATTGAAAATCTCGGCTTCAGCCAGCGGAATAAACTTCAATCCGCATATCTGATTTCTCTTGGTATGATTACTCATTTTTGCTGCTGGTTTAAGTAAAATTGAATGGGGTTTCTTGTTTTTGCTTACAAATTAATCTGCTAAAAAATATTAAGATTTTAGCACGTTTTGAATATCTTTTTTGACCTCTTTTATAGCCTTCTGCCGATTCCGATAATCGTACTTTTTCACCTGGTCGTAGTTTGTCACATTATTCTTGATATTGTAAGCCATCAGGAAGGCTCGAATGATACGGTCTTGTTTGTACCCTTTGGCATACCCCGCCATGAAATATTCACGGATCCGAAGCCTGAAGGAGGCTTCGACATAATTCTGGATCATTCGCTGCTTCCACTCCGGGATGTATATAAAGTTATCACGAAAGAGGAAGTGATTCCACTCCTGCACAGGGAGTGCTAATGTTATTGGATTCTCCTTAATGGCCTGTTTGGGTGGTCTATCAGTCACGGTTATCATCGACTGGATGAACCGGCCCATGTCATTCGAAGCCTTGATGACAACAGCTTCGTCTGATCGCGGACATCCGAACTCATGGTAGAGGAAATCGTGAAGATAGGGTTGCAATTCAATGGTAACAGTTGGTTTCATCTTGTAAGTTACTGGTTTTCATACAAATATACAAATAATAAACGATATCTCAATCATTATAAGGCAATTTCTACACATACATTTCGGCTTCTACACCTTCTACACTTTCTACAAATCCATTTTACGTTTGTAAATCAAGCACTTAACAAGTTTTCAAGCATGAAAAATCTGCAGAAAATTCGTCTACAAAGTGTAGTTTTGTAGAAGAAATGAAGAAAAGTGGCATTTTGTAGAAATTTGTAGAAACTTGTAGAAGGTGTTTTTAAATGTTATCTTACTGATTTATAACGTTGTAGAAAGTGTAGAAAGTGTAGAAGCATTTTTTGCCCCGTCAGAGAAGCCAAACACACCCCGAACAGGCACAAAAAAGCCCCGACCTTCACAGGCCAGGGCTGATACAACTATGCAGACGAATTAGAATTTATAGGGGCCTTCGTCACTTCCCCCTGGGTCATCCTCAATCGACACGCCTGTGTCAACATTGAGGTTGATACCGTAGTTGGCCATCAGCTCCGAGTAGTCGAAGCAGAGTGCCTGTTTGGTCATACTTGTTTTTCGGTAAACCTTCTGCCCACCGGCTTCATACTCCTTCGTTACTTCAACACCCTTTAGGATGTTCTTGAAGCGCACGGAGTTCTGCACTCCTAAGTATTCTTTGCTGTTCTCGAGGTAGAAACTGAGGGATTCAGTCGGCAGGGCGGAGTCCCCCACCTGCTTGGAGAACTTCTTGTAAAGCATGAAGATGCGGTCGGTGCGCATTCGCAGGATAGGCTTCGGACGTTGGAATACCAGGTCTTTGACCTTATTGGTCTTCAGCCGGTCGAGGTAGTCAATGCGGAAATCGGACTCCAGGAATATCTCGCCATCCTGCTGAAGGTAGCTGACCACATTCCAAAAGTTGGCCAGTTCGTTGTTGCTTTTGCACTCCCTGTTCTGACGGATGATACTGGCCACACAGATATCGAGCAGTTCACGGTAGGTGAACGGCACATCGAGCACAGCATCCAGCGTTCGGAACGCTGCCAAGGGTATCACCCAGTTTCGCTGGATGCGGTCCTCGATGGTATCGCCCTTCAGCCGGTCGTTCAGATCATTCATGCACTGTCGGTAGTTGGCCGAGAAATCTGTCTCCATTTTTGACCGATGACGGAGCAGCTGGAGCGTAAGGTGCGAAAGGCCCAGGTCACGCATAGCCTTGCATTGGTCAAAAGCCTGTTTTTCAGCCGTAGAGAACTCTGTTTTTGTAAAGGTCAGATAAATCAGACGGGAGAACAAAGCAATGTCGATTGTTGGCATTTCTTGACCGGACAGAATAACACCGCAGTCCACGCTGGTTATCTCGCGCTTCTTGTCACGGTCCATGTTCATGCGGCTGCGTCCTGTTCCGTCCCAGAGTCCCTTCAGGAATTCGCGCTTGTCCAGGTCGATGCTGTTCTTGTACTCGTCTATATGTACCAGGGCGTTGGCGCATTGGGCCACGGCATCACCCAGTGCGGCGATGGTAGCGTTCTGAATGTTGGGCGGCGTATTCTTGATGATGAAGAACGACATCAGGCTGTGGCCAAGCTCCGACTTACCGCTTCCTTTCGGGCCGAACAGGTTCAGAATAGGGAAGCTCTTGGTCTGTCCGACGATGATGTCGCGGAACAGCGAGGCCAGCAGGAAGCAGATGCCTACCTTGGCGTTGTCGCCGAATACCTGTACCAGCTTGTCGCTGTACTCCCGCAGGCTGACATTGTTATAAGTGGTGTGGATAAACTTCCGTTCGAACTGGAAGAGCTTCACGTCGTCGCGATAGATGGTGCTGCAACCGGGCAGGTAGAAGTTCCCGTCCTTCAGCCGGACAATACCGTATTCGTCCGCCGCATGCCATTCGGTGTCGAAGGCTCCGTTGCCGAAGGCGAAGAACCCTTGACGCTGCCAGCCCAGCTGCGTCACCTCAATGGCGGTCTCGGTCTGCTCGTAGAGGAACATCTTCAGCTTGGTCAGTTCTTTCTCGGTGGCAAACCATATAAAGTTGCCGAGGCCTTCCACTTTTATTTTAAATTTGGAAAGCGATACTAAATCTTCTTGTTTCATTTCAATAATTTCTTCGATTTTGTTTTGATTCTTGATTCTATATAGTCTTTTGGGTAACAGTGAGTCCTTGATGTGGAACAGGGGCGTCATGGTGAAGTTGCTCCATTGGTACGGGCTGTCTTTCTGCACCTCAAAGTAGGCGTCGTGTTCTTCGTAGAACCCGTATTTCTGGTAGCGGTCACGGTCTATCCTGCTACAGTCATCTATAATCTGTTTCGCCTTGGACAGCTTCTTGGCGCGGTTCAGGGCTTTTGTCCATAGGTTCTTGTCGGGATAGAACTCCTGAAGCTGCTTCATGTACATGGATTCCTTGACTTCATCCTTCACCATCGCCACCATGTCGCAGATGGTGTTGATGGCATTGCTTCGGTCTTCGGTGGTGTTCACGTCGGCAAACAGGTATCTGGCATACCATGGAATGAAGTCCACTTCCTCCAGCTCCTGGAACTTCTGTATGCTGGTGCAGTAGCTATCAGGGTCGTTCTTGCTCTGCGCTTCGCCCAGGGGGATTTCTTTCACGGTGACGCCGAATCCCGACTTCATGGCCAGCAATCCGTTTCGCATCACGTTTCGGGTACCGGCACCCAACTTCTCGCCTTTATCCGTCTTTGGCGGGTCGGCGTCCGGCAGGAAGCACACCTTCGTGGCGTACTTCTTCAGCTGCTCCAGCTGGGCGATTGTCCAGTCGCCGCCCAGCGGGGCGATGGTGTTGTTCACCCGGATGCGCTGCAGCTGCATCACGTCGGGGCCGCCCTCCACGAGGTAGAACTTCGATTCCTTGGCCGCCTGGCGGATGGCGAGGTCAATGCCGAAAATGCTGTCCTTCTTATGATAGATGTCGCTCTCAATGGAGTTCAGGTATTTGGGCGTATCTTTTTCCTCGCTTCTGTCACGGGCGGTGAAGCTGATAACCCGCCGGAATCTGTCTCGGATGGGTATCATGATACGATTACGGAAGAAGTCGTACAACCCACCTTTCTCTCTCTCCTTCAGCAAGCCCATCTCCTTCATCAGCTCTATGGACAAGCCGGATGCCTGGGCAGATTTCAGCAGGTCATCCCAACTGTCGGGCGCATATCCGATGTCCATCTCCTCGGCGTATCTCTCTCCCCACCGGTTCTTAACATATTCAGCAGCCTCCTTATTGGCCGGATCGAGCAAGTTCGCGCGAAAGTGCTCGGCGCATCGCTGGTTGATAACGTACATGCTGTCACGCTTCATGCGCTGCTGTTCCTGTTCAGGTGTCAGCTTCGTCTCTTCAACCTCGATGCCGTACCGCTTACCCAAGGCTCTGACGGCCTCGGGGAAAGTAAGCGTGTCGTGCTCCATCAGGAATCCGATGACGTTGCCACCCTTTCCGCACCCGAAGCAATGCCAGGTTCCGCGTGCTGGGTTCACCATGAAGCTGGGTGTCTTCTCCTTGTGCAGCGGGCAGCAGGCAGCATAGTTCGCACCTTTCTTTTTCAGCTCGACATAACCGCCGATGACATCGACGATGTCGGCACGGTCGAGGATTTGTTCGATAATTCGTTCGTCAATCATAGTTGTATATCGTTAGCAGGTATCCCTGCGTCATTGTCGGGTTATTACGGTCGCCTGGTCATCAAAGTAGTAGCTGCTGATGCCATAGCTCTGTAACTCACAGATAGCGGTATATGCGCAGTGCAAAAACAAGTCGTAGTTATTTGGGACTACTTCCTGCCAGACAACCAGCTTTTCGCCCGGACGCATCCGCTCCAGTCGAAGGAATACACGGTCGTAGTATTCCTTCAGCTTCTCCCATCCCATACGGTCTGCGTAGGTTTGTATCCAGGAGCGTGCGTCATCGGGCAGATGGTTTGTTAGATCCATGGCGACAAAGGTGTTCATTGTTTCTTATCAGAACAAGGACGGAATTATTCGTCAGACTCTCCTGCCAAGGCTTTCAGAAGGAAGGCGGCCAAAAAGAAGTGAAGACCTCCCTCGTGATCTCTCAGGTTTCCGCCATCTTCTGCTTCTAGAACAAGGTTCATTCCTCTTTCCTCCGGAGCATTCTCGTAACTTTGCGTTACTTTTATGACCAGCTTCCGGCCATTTTCATCGGCCAGTGTCACAGTGGCGCGTTCCTTGATGTCGCCAAGCTGATCGGCGAAGTACCAGGTATCTTGGTCGGGCTTTTTGTCAAGCCGCACATTACAATATACTTTCGTTTGTCCGTTCTTACGGATCAACTGTTTGTCGGCAATCGTGCCGATTTCATTTGTCCGTAGAACGCGGACGCGGGTTCCTTTTTTCATTGTTTATCCTCCTTATAATGTTCAATTATAGTATTATTCAAAGCTTCAATAATACGCCATGCCAGCATTGCCGGGATTTCGTTCGTATTCATTTTATGAACGAATACCTGACCGTCCTTATATTCAAGAATTGTGTCAAGTTCAATCTTTAAATTGTTTTCGTTCATAGGTTAATCAATAAAGAATTCACAACTATATACATCATTAGAACTGTTCGGGAATTGAACTCGGATACAGTATTCGCCTCCGACAATGAATGGTTCACGACTGATGACTTTCACATGTTGCCCGGTATTAGGATCTGTCAGTTCAGCTCCATCTGTCATCTTACTCAATTCCTCTTTCATCTTGTCGGATGTATATACGGTTATCTTCTTGCCTGCAGCTTCAAAATACAGCAGACCGAATCCACACATGTTGCACATGTCAACTACCGTTTTCTCAATTTCCCGTTTGCTGAAAACTACCTTTGTTTCCAGCCTTTGGACTTTCACGTCTGGGAATTTCTTTTTGAATGTGTTTTTTGTTACCATAAGTCTTCTTGAATTAGATATTCCTCTTCATTAAGTCTGCTGTTGATGCAATGGATGGTTTCAGGGGCATTACTGATTGCTTCATCTGCACAATGAGAACATAACGTGTGCGCATCATCTACCCACCAACAGTTACCTACGATGGGATTAAAACATGGATCTTCATCTGTACAGCCACAGATCCTACAAATACCTTGAGGTAATTTTTTCTCATCAGTTAGATTAAACACTCGGTTGATGGTTTTTTCTAGTTTCTTGCCGAACGGGAAGTCGTCTTCATACTCCACGGTGACGTCCGCCATGTGGTTGCCGTTCTCCGTGCGGAAGGGGATACCTAGTTGTATGTGCACCGGCCATCGTTCTTCGGTGATCCGGGCCACCAGCGCGTTGGCCACGCGGGTGTCCAGTGAAATCTTTTCTGTTTTCATCTTCATACAGTTTTTTTGTAGGTTCATAAATCGTCGTGTCCCGCATGGCGGATTCGAACCGCCGTCGCTTGCGAGGATGGTGATAGCCATCAGTCCGCTACCATTCGGACGTAGTGCGGGGTGGGTGCCCTCGCGGCCTTCACAGGAGGCTCGGGCTATGGCAAGATGATTCATATCATGAGTTTATTTCAGGTGGTTTGCATACCAGTAAGTCACCATTTCGGACACGGTGTTTACCCGTAGCTTGGCCTTGATGTTTTCCCGGTGTCGGTTCACCGTACATGGAGATATATGCAGTTCGTTAGCAATCTGTTCCGTTTGGTGATTTTTTGCATACAAACGGAATACATCCATTTCCCGATCTGAGAGATGGGTGTCGAGTTCTGGCTTGCATACTACGCCTTCCAGCGGACATTCTCCACGCAACGGGCATCCTACTTCCTCGAACTGGAATGTTCCGTTATGGTTGATGTCAATGGCACCTTGGTTATAGTCGCCGAAGTTGCATCGGATGAACCGATGCACCACCTTGTATTCGTAGGCTATCCGATTCATCGAGCTGGCTGAGTAAAGCTTCATCAGTGCCGTGTGCGTCTTGGGGTACCGCTCGCGGATGATGGCCAGTAACTCGCATATAATGTCGCGGCAGTTCTCCGTCAGTACGTATGCTGGTTGCCCGACGGGCTTAACCATAACTTCACCTTCGGGGGTGTTGTAGAATTCGGTGTTTGCCAGGTCTTTCATTGCTTCGTTGGGAATAGTTCTTCTACACTCATACCGAGGTATTCGGCAATTACTTTCTGCTTTAATTGGTGAGGAGTTGTATTTCCATTCATCCATCTGTACACGGATACTACTGACGACGAGGTCAATTCAGCCAGCTTCTTAATTGTGTCAAACTGCTGGTTTGGCAGGCTTTTAATATAGTCTCTAAATACCATAATGATTGAAAACCTTATTAATAATTTGTTGTTTTGTTGCGATAATCACAACTTCAATGCGTAAATCTCAGTTTCACGGTGCAAACATAGTATATTAATGTGAATATCGCAAGAAAAATATGAGATAATCTCATTTTATATCGAGTATTTCTCATGCTACAAAACAGGAATAACATCTAACTTTATAAATATGAACATAATAGATAATATAAAGAAAATAAGAATTGAAAAAGGTGTCACTCAGGAAGTTTTAGCTGAAGCACTTTCTGTTGACCCTTCTGTCTTAAGCAATCTTGAGCGTGGAAAACGTGAATTGAAAGTTTCCGAACTTGAGATAATCGCAGATTGCTTGGGCGTTCGTGTCATAGACTTGTTTACGTGGCCGGTTCGATATGTTGAGCCGGGACAAGAGAATGAAGGCGTGGAAGCTATCCTTCAGATTAAACTGAAGAAAGACCGGAAAGAACAGGTTCTTAAGCTTGTTTTTGGAGATAACAATTTAGAAATACTGAATAAATAATAGTAATTAGTTATGAAAGTAGAAAGAAAGTCTTACTCGGAAAAAATGGAAGAACATATTAATGAAGTCTTTTATTATTGGGATTCTGTGTATGATCGCCTATCAGATAAATATGGTAAAACCTTTGTTGAATCTCATCCGGAAGTAGTGTCTACATTGGTACAATCAATTGCTACTAAAGATTTAGAAAACTCACTTTTAGATCTGTCTCATGATATGATAGATTCTCAAAAAGAGCTAAAAGAAAAATGTAAATCTATAGCATCAGCTATATCTGAGATTACATTTTTATTAGAAAAGAAAACACTAAAATAGATTATATGGCACTGAGTGATTTTTTAAGAATTAACTTGCCTTATGGCATGAGGAAAAACGACCGCGGTGAGTGGATGTTTTTTAATAGAGAGTACACATCTTTAGGTAATTCTTTAAACGAAACAATAGATGAACATTCAACCTATTATTGTTCTTATACTGGTATTACTAAAGAACTGTTAGAGGAATTGGCTGAAGGCAGAATAAATACCGATGAAAAAGGTGAATGT